ACTGCCGAAAGAGGCGGTTGACTGTGGGGCGGGAGCGGCCAAACCGGGACTTTGCGTTCCACTGCTGGCCGGAGATGTAGTCAATGAGCCGAGAGGTCAGACGGATCTCGCGGGAGTCCGCAAGTTCTCGCTCGCCTTCTTCGTAAACGGCATCTGCCCAAGCGAGAACATCCCGCTCCAGCGCCTTTTCCGGTCTCTCTTTGAAGTCAGCCATCGCGGAAAGTTTACCTGATGCCAAGGGTTTCGGTGAGAACTTGCGGAGATATTTTTCTGGGCCAGTTATTCAGTATGAGCCAGAGCCCCGGCGATGCGCGTCTCCCACTTGACGACCTCGGCGGTCAGATTTTCCACCTGGCCAGAGAGTTCGACGTTTAATTTGGCTGCGGCAACCATCTCGGCGCCGTTCTTCACGCCCAACTTTCGCAGCTCGGCCGCCTGCGCGCCATCGATCAGAACCGGCTCGCCAGCCATGCAGCACCGGATGAGCGAGGCTATTGTCGGATGGAAGCGCTCGCCCAGCGCCTCTTTCGCTCTCATCAGAACTTCCTGGTTCACCCAGACCTCGGCTTTCACGTCGCCGGCCCCCGCCGCAAACCGGACCTCGGTCTTCATCATGTCCGGCTTCATCGCCCAAAACTGCGCGTGGCTGAGCCGGTGGCCCATCAAGCAAAAGCAATCCCTGTTATCCCGCATCGCCTGGACTGCGGGGCTTCCATTGTTGCGGCACATCGGGCAGTACGCCCCGGTCACATTGTCGCCTGTCAGCATTCTCGCCTCCTACCATTCATCGCCGAAGTCTTCCAATCCCCGCCCTGGCCCGGCATTGGCCATAGAGCTCTTGTAAGCCCACACCAAATCCGGAGTGATGTCCGTCGTGGCGAGGCCGTGCTTTGAGTGTAAATCAAATTCAGCGCCCATGGTGTCGAAGATTGGCGAGTAGAGCGTGTTCGCGTTACAGACCAGAATCGGCTTTACCTGCCAACCCGCCTTGCCTTTGATCATCGTGTCCGCTTCCGCCTGGGTGTTGTACTGCCCGCGCTGGCGCATGATGTTGTCGTAGACGCCGTAGATGTGAAGTTCGCCGCTCTGCCGGACGTGCTCGGTCGCCGCGCTGATCTTGAGGTGCTTCGTCGTTTCGCGCAAGCAATAGAGGCCGATCATTGCCGTCATCACGCCATCATCTTCGTTGCCTTGCCCCTCAGATCGTCCTCCTGAGTCCAGCGCCGCAAAGTCTACCATCTCGTCGAGCAGGTCGGCATCTCGGATAACAACTGTACGGTCGAGCAGTGCTTCGTTCATGGTTCCGATGATCTCGTCGCGAGTCTTTGATGTGGTCAGCCAATGCAGGTAATTGCTGGCTTGATGCGTCAGCCGGTCTTTGAACTGCGGACGATACAGGTTCGGGTAATCCATATCGCGCAACTCGTTGCCGGTTGTGATGCCATCCTTCATGTATTCGTTGGCTACTTCGGCACCATTGTAGAAGAGGCCGATTGCCGCAACGACGTGCGCGAATTTCTTCGGAGGTATCCAGCCCCACCAGGTCGCAACTTGTGTATCTGGCTCTATGCCTTGCCCGGCACGAAAAACATTCGCAACCGAGAAGTCTCCTCCGTTTCCTAGCGCAACGTCATCGGACACATAGTAAGTTGCCCCCTGCTCCGGCATCTCCCAGATGTGCATTCTCTTCCCGCCACGTCCCGACTTACGTCGAGGGAGAATCTCATCGTCGGCCACCGGCATGATGTCGTCTGTGTTGAATCGCGGCGGCTCCATCGAAACCAGACTAATCTCTCCGGCATAGAGAGGCTTGCAAACCTTATTGATTTCCTGCCATTCAAGAGAGTCGCGGTCAAACGCGCAGAGGCCTGATGATTGAAACGCTTCATTGGGTGTGAGGGGATACGACTCAAGGAATCCAGCCTTGGTCCCTGAGCGCTTCGCCGCGCGCAGACGAACACGCCGGAAGTTCCAGAAAGTATCTGGTATCTCGAAGTGTTCTTCTTTTTTAATGCGCTCGTTGAACGTCGTCTCTTCTTCAGATAGATCAAACGCTCCTTTGATTGGCAGATAGTATTTCTTCACCTTATAGACTGGAATCCAGACCGGGCGCATATCGCCGTCTCCATCAACCGCTGAACTCCATTGGTCATAAAACAATCCTTCACGGCCATAGCCGGTTGACTCGAAGACTTGGAAAGTGTCGAGCGCGTTCATTGACGGCTTCACGTCGCCTTCATAAATTTCATCGTTAGGCCAACGGGAAACTTCAGAGGCGTGGAGACATCTGATAGTGCGGCCGATGGCAACTCCTGAAGTTTGCGTCGCTGGAGATACCTGCAATGCGGAGCCAAGACCGGGGTCTACCATGCGCTCTTTCTCATCGGCGCGCTGAAACTCAATAGCTCCCTTCTTCGTCTTATACATATACTCAGGCCTCAGCCACCACGGAAGATTCGCATAAGCATTCAAGCTGAGTTTGTAGATATGTTCCGATGTTACTTCATTCTGCGCGATAATCATTGTGAAGCAGTGTGGAGTGAAGATGGTCCGATGGAACATAGCCGCCGCCGTCCAGACCGAGATACCTGTCTGTCGCGGCTTGAGAACGATGATCTTGCAATAACCGTTCGCCGCCCACTCCTCACACATCGCCTGATAGACAATCTCTTGATGATCCCAGAATGGGTAGAGAGATTTTAAGACACCTTGCTCGGTCGTGATGAAGTGGTAGTTCTCAAGATAGTAGCGGAGGTCGAGAGCTTTTTGCACTTCATTTTCTATGAATACAAGACCGTCTTTGGGAAGTTCCGCCCATGCGCGAGTAATATCCTGATCGCATCGGATATAGTGGTCCTGTAAAACATCAATAGCGTCGTTGAGTGAGGAGTCTTTACGTGGTACTCTCATCCTCAACCTCTTCCTCATCTTCGCCTTCGTCTCCGCCAAAATCCTTGAACTCGTCGGCAATTTCGTCTTCGGCGCTGACTACCTCGGCCTCTTCGATCTCCTGTTCGTTCGCCAAGCCGATCTGTTCACGCTTCTTGCGAAGAATCTGCTCGAAGCTCATGCCGGGACCGAAGCCGCCTCCGGCAATACCTCCGGCATTGAATTGTTGATTCAACTGCAGAGCCGGAGTCTTCGGCTGGACCGTCTCCATCATGCCGCGGACTTGCTCAACAGTTTTCAGGCGCATCGCGGTGTCGGGATGGGTTTTCACCTTCCCGGTTTCCTTGTCCACGAAGATGACTTTCTCCGCTTTCATGCCGTCTTTGAAAACAGTGCTCACGCCTTCAAGTTGATCCATCAGCACCTGGACAGCTTTGACGTTGAGCACGGAGAGTTGGTTGCGGAAGGTCCATTCCTTGATGCGGTCGATCGACGCCTTGACAGTGAGCGGGTTGACGCCCTCCTCGGCCGCCAACTGCGCTTCGGTTTTTTGAAGGCCTTCGATCTGGAACCAGCGCCGGAGATCCGCCTCGGTGGGACTCGCCAGGTTCCGATAGCGGTTCACGCGGCTCTTGCTGCGCACAGCCAGCGCTGAGCCCGGCGGCGGTATGGGGGCTTTGAGTGGCCCCTCTCCCCGCTTTTTCTTTGCCGCTGCGGGCATAGACTAGACCTCTGCCGGGGATTCTGTGAGGAGCGCCTGCTCTTCGGCTTGGGCTTGCTGGTCGAGCGTCGCGGTGGGGCTCAAGCCAAACCCGGACGGCGGAGCGCCAAAAGTGGACTCCTCGGGCGCAAACTCTTCGGCGCCGTACTCGTGAGTCGACCTGGACTCAGTTTCGAGGAAGAGTTGCTGGAGGACGCCGATCGCTTTTTCCAGCCGGAGGCACGCTTGGATGCTGCGCGCGGCGGCACCCTGTAGAGCCTCAGCGTTGATCTTGTCGATCCCGGCCTGCATGGCGGCGCGGTGCGCCTCCAGGATGGCGGCCAGCTCCCGGCGGTGATCTTCGAGCAGCCCGCGGACCTCGGTGCGAATTGCGACGAAACTTGACTTGGCTGACTCGATGGTAGCCTTGCTCTCCGCCTGGTGTGCGGCCAGTAGCCGGCCAGTCTCTGCGTAGACTGCCGCTGATTCCGCTTTTGCTCCGGCCAGTTGGCGCTTCAGGTTGAAGGCCAGCCAGATCAGCACGGCAACCCCGCCTAGCAGCAGGAACAGGAATAGGGCGGCGAAGATGGAGAGGGACACGATTCCGACAATGCTCATGGTTGGCAGTTTACTCCAACATATTCCCGCTTGCAAAATAAATTTCAAATATACTGTTTTGTCACATTGACACGGCGTTACGTTGTGATATATTTTTTCTCATGGCCTTCGTAAAACTCGACACTGGAATCCTTGATTCAACCCTTTGGATCGAACGTGATCTGCGGGAAGTCTTCATCACAGCCCTGCTTATGGCAGAGCCAAAAGAGTTTGATGAACCAAGCCGGCAGATCGAAGTCAGCCGCCTAGAGTTCACTGGCTTTGTAGCGCCACCTGGCTGGTATGGGTTTGTCCCTGCTGCCAGTTTTGGCATTATCAACCGAGCTGGAGTTGGAAGAGAGGCTGGTATCGAAGCCCTCCGCCGTATGGGAGAGCCGGAGATTGAGAGCCGATCAAAAGACTTTGAAGGCCGCCGAATGATCCGCATTGACGGCGGATATTTAATCCTTAACTATATGAAATATAGAGACAAAGACCACACTGCAGCTGAGCGACAAAGGCGGCTCCGCGCCCGAAGAAAAGCTTTGGAAGAGGAGATTGTCACGGCGTAACGTACATAATGTCACGCCGCTATGAGTCGTTACAGTAACGTAACATCACACAGTCAGATGCAGATGCAGATGCATTTCTTAAAAGCATAGGTTTTTCTATGTAGTGTATTTATCTCTCTGTACTTTTGTGGGCAAAACATCGAATTTGAATGATTTACAACGGTTACGAAAGGAAACTTCAATGCCAGCAAACCTTGAACTTCTAGCCACCAGTCGCGTGATGGTAGATCAGGTGATCGCCCGCGGACAGGTTCCCGTCATGTTCCTGATGAACCGCGCAACCTCCCAGGCGCTCGCCGAGACGCTGGCCGCCGCCTACAGGGAGCGTCTGTCCACTTTCGGGCGGCTGTGGCTGCGAATCCGGCACGGACACGCTGCGCCCCGGCTGGAGGCGCTGTACGGGGTGCCTGTGATCCAGGCCGACTACTTGCCGGATGGTGGGATAGTGCTTCAGGTGGGAGACCGGGCCGGGATGGGCCAGAACTCGAGCTGCGCGCCGCCGGCTGCTGCTGGACAGGCCAACACCTCTCCGCAGGTCAACGCGGAGCGCCTGAAGGCCGCTGAGGCCGATCCAGAGTTCTGGAAGAAGGAGCGGGTCCAGGGGATGAACGACGCGATGGACGGGGTAGCGGCTGGCGAGATCCGGCCAACGCTGAACGACCTGTCGAGCGGAGGCGGTGGGCGGCCGTCGGCGAGCGATGTGCTGATGAAGAGTTTGGAGCAGGCCGATGATTTGGCCGGCGTGGTGATCGTGCGGGTCCACCAGAACGGAATGGTGGACCTCGAAATGAACGTAGACCAGTTCGCCGCCCAGGGTGTGCTGCAGCGCGCGCAGATGTTTTTGGCGCAGAGGGGGTACTGAATTGGGAATAGGAAATCATGAACTTCCAAACAAAGGGGAGAGTGTTATCTGGCTTACCCCGCCATGTATTATTCAATCGCTCGGAGTTTTCGATCTCGACCCATGCGCAGCGCCTAGCCCAAGACCGTGGCCGACAGCACAGCGACACTTTGAACTTCCCGAAGATGGTCTTTCTTTACCATGGAAAGGCAGGGTCTGGCTCAACCCTCCCTACGATGAGAACATCGGGAAGTGGATGGAGAAGATGGCTCTTCATGGGAGCGGCATCGCTTTAATCTTCGCACGCACAGAGATTGAAGTGTGGCAGAGGTGGGTGTGGCCTTACGCAGATAAGATACTCTTCATTGCAGGGAGACTCTCTTTTTATTTTCCAGACGGAACAAAAGGAAAAGGAAGCTCTGGCGCACCATCCACTTTGATTTCATATTCTAAAAAAGACTCCGAGATACTCTATAACTCAGGTATCGCCGGAGCCTTTGTTGATATAATCAGACCAAGAGTAGGTCAATCCTCTACCAGCGTCCAGCAGTCGTGGTGAACAAACTTTTTGCCCTTCGGCGCAAGATACTTGAGGACCAGATCATTTCCCACACTGCGATCACCCTTGAAGATTTGGGACAAGAGCTGCATGGAAATCCCAATCTCAGTCGCGAACTGGACCTGGGTCATTCCGCCTTGACGGTCCTTGAGCATATCCCGCAGTTCGCTGGCTGTGTATGGGGCTGGTGTGGGCTTCATATTGTAACCTCACTGAAGAGCGGTGTTCCTTCGATTGACTTAGCGCTATGCTTGTCGAGGTACTGACGAGCAAGGTTCTTGATTCGATCTGGGTCGAGTTGAAGTTTCTCTACCAACTCTATGTTGGGGTCTCGGATACCTTTAATCTGTTGCTCTTTGACTCCGTTCACTTCAACCATGAACGGGTCAGATCCATCATCACAGACCATGTAGTACACGTTGACTGAGTTCTCCTGACCGTCTCGCCACACTCGACCAATGTTCTGTTCGTGAACCCCTGGCGACCAATCCAATTCTCCGAAGACAACCATATTGCAGGAACCTTGAAGTCCGTCAAGACCAGCCCCTGAACGCAAGGACATGATGAGAACCTTCGCTTCGCCGGCAATGAACCGCCGCTTCGCTTCTTCTTTCTGAGCGATAGACTCCTGACCGGTGTACATCGCAATTGGAATGTCTACGAACTTGTCTTTCCAGATTGCGTACACGGCATGGTGCCATCCATAGAGAACAACCTTCTCTCCGGACTCGACCAACAACTTCACAAACTCGGCCACATAGGGAGCTTTCGCCACTCCTGTAGCCTGGCGCAGCCTCCAATCGAATTCATCGGCGGCGCGCATCTTGTCGATACCCATGCCGCCAGCCTTGAGCAGCATCTCGGCGAGCTCGGCGCATGTCTTGCTCACCTGCTCAAGCGCATCAAGATCAGCATCGACGTGTTGTACGTCGGCGTAACACGGAGGCAATTCTCTTCCAACTTCTTTGCGTGTCCGTCGCAACATCAGTCCAGCCTCACGCATATACGCGCCAAACGCTGCCGGGTTCTTGATGCTGGCCTTGTCGGACGATGAGTAGTCGTTGCACCATTCGGTAAAGAATTCAGAACTGCTTCCCAAAGCACCTGGGGATACTGCTTCCATCACGTTGAATATCTCACCTCCATAGTTGTAGATCGGTGTGGCGCTCATGCCCATGCGATAGTCCACGGAGTCGGAGAGAAGTTTCGCAGCCCGGTAGCGGTTGCTGTCACCATGGCGAAGCTCCTGAACCTCGTCGAAGACTACACTCTTGGAGGTCTTCGCCAGAGTCTCGGCCCAGCCGGAGAGTTTACTATAGCTCAGGATCACCACATCGGGATAGGGAACTGTGCGGCGCCGGAACCGCGTCATGTCATACGGCTGACCTTTGTTTACGACGTGGACACCGAGCCATGGAGCGAAGTGTGCCAACATGGACTGTACCTGTCGCGGGAGATGCGTGAGTGTGACGTAGACTGCTGGCCTGGTGCGCGGATCGGAGATGGCAAGAAAAGCAACGA